CGATTAGCGTTATCAGCACTCAGCAGTAGGGTGAGGTCATGCAGCACGCTATGGATATCCTCAACCTGCTCTTGTTTCTGCTCAGTCTCATCCTCTTCCTGATCATCTTCTTCTTTCTGCTCTGGCGGCTCTTTGCCTGTATAGACTTGATAGCCTTGCAGCGCGTTGGCTCTTTGCCTGCTCAGTTCGCTCTTCAACTCCTTGATGTGGCTTTCCATGCCACCAATCGCCTTGGTCATCTTGGCATGGCTGGCTGCTGAGAGAAGTTTCACATCTTTGGTCTCAGGGTTGTCGTCACTCGACATCATCATCGGCATGGAGCCGCCGCCACTATCACCATCGTCGGATGGTTGCAAGCAATCGGTCATATTCAGTTCAATGCCATGCTGCACATAGGCAAGCACAGCCGGTGCGAACTGAGCAAGCGCACTTTGCACATCCTGCTCAATGGTGTCGCCAGTCTGGAATGCCGTCAGGATTTCGTTTCTCAAAGGATACCACAGGTTCCACAGGTCTGATATCCAATCCGATTGATTGGTCTGCTGGTAACTTTCGGCATAGTCTTTTGAATGAATGTCCATCACTTTCTCTTTCTCCTGCGATGGGGCTATCCTTGCTCCCATTTCCTTTAACGTTGGCATATAAAACACACTCCTTTTCACGGTATCAACCTGAGCCATGTCGTTCATCGGGAATGTCACACAACTTCCTTCCATGACCTGAATCTCTAAAAGATTTCTGATGCTTTTCCCATTTTCCTTGACCCAATCCACCTGAAGTGCGCGATATCCAAGCGATTGCTTTTTTGATATGCCCATCTTAAAGTTACTATATAATTCTCTGCCCATTTGAGTATCCAAGTTCAACTGCGTCTTGGTATATAAGCCTTTTCTATCCTCTTCGGCATCGAATATTCCCCCAGGTGGCAAGATGCTATAATCATGATTCCATAAGTAAGGCCACAAGAAATCAAGACCCTGAGCAGATTTGCGAGCATAAGAATCAGCCAGTGTTTTCTTAAAAGCCCCAGGCATCGTTCTATCATCCCCAAAATCCACGTTTCCGATATAGTTGAGATATCCCTCCACGATGCCTTTTTGATCATTTGTGGCCTTGATCTGCCCGTTTAGGATAGGGAGATATTCGGTTTTCCTTTCAATGCGTGACACTCTGACCATAGTAATTTCTCCTTATAGCACAAATCCGCTTGAGAAGCGAACTTAACCCCTCTTAGCACTACTCACCTTCTTCTCAAACTGCTTGAATGCCTCTTGATCTTTCGACACGTCCTCGCAGAGCTTCACAATGTATTCAAGGCCGAGTTGGGCATCGCAGGTATCCCCGATGTAGACGACGTTATGCTTCTCTTGCTCCAAGGCTTTGTGCGCGATCTCCAGGATGCGCTGTGCCAGTTCTTGTACGGTCATTGTTTCACCCCACTCTTCTCAGCTAGATAGACCCCATACTTTGCTCCATAGGCTTCCATTTGTTCACGGTCGAGACTGGCACTTAGAAGTCCATGCTCAAAAAGATAGCTGAATACCGTGTTCACCTGATCAAGATAGCCTTTTTGTTGGAATTCGCCCACATCATCCCACTCGATCTCATCGGTATTCTTCGCGCCCTCATACTTTGCCCATGCCTGGAAAAGTGCAAGAGCAAACTCTTCATTCTTTCTCATCGTTTCACAGGCTCCTTCAGTAGTTGCTCCTTACACAGCCTTTCGATGTCTCCGAGAGCCAGAGCATAACAGCCTATACGGTATGACTCATCCCTGCCTTCTGCCCGATCATAGGCCTCTTTGATAAGAGTGTGTATCTTTCGGGCCAGTTCTTGTGCTGTCATGTGCTTTGCCTCTCTTTCATCTCATCTTGAGGGGAATCTTCATGCGAGCGCAACGCTTCTTGGTTAATGCCCCACCTGACGAGACACCCATTCGAGCAGAAGTGATGTTCTTCTTCCAGTTGATACCTGTCATATTGAATGGTACGTATCCAGTCAGCAGGCAATACGTATTGCGCGTCGTGCTTTTTCCCGCATACATCACATTGGATATACTCGACTCTCAATGCTTTGCCCTCCTTAATCCGTTCTGCTCTGTTTCACTAACTGGATGATCGACAATTCCTGTTGTTTCTGCTTGATGGCTTCCTGTACAAGCTCTTGCATCAGTTCGGGATGCTCATGCAGGTACGCCCTCACGAGTTGCCCCATCGTCTCGGTGTCAATGCCGAGATTGACGGGAAACGAGAGCACAACGCCTTGTGGGGAGAGTTGCATGTTCAAGCCAACTTGCCCAGGTGCAAGCGGCGCGGCTTGTTGTGGTTGCTCTGTTTTCAAGGTGACGGTTCCATTTTCTTCTTCACTCATCTCTTTGCCCTCATCTTGTTGATAAATGTAAGCAAAAGCTCAAACAAAGTTGGAACGTGTGGCCTCACGATAATATCCAACTTCGGATTGAGCGGCCTGTTCAAGAGTTCACTCATCTCTTTGCCCTCAATAACTCTCTATACTGCTCACGGGTGACGGCCAGTTGTGGCAGCGTGTTCACGTACTTCGATAATGCCTTGCTGATATCGTCTTCTTCTGATGCTTGCTTACTGTTGTAGATGACCGTACACCTGCAATTGATCGTGTTACCCGCGCTTCCTGACGGGTCGCCTGGGTACATCAGTTGTTCACCACCGACATCAAACGCTTCATCCATGCCAACTTCCTGACCGTCGGCCTCGGCGTGATCGTCCCGCACCTTGCTATCATGCATCGACATCCATACCCTCGAAAGCTCGAGGCCAGAAGATAATGCAGCCTCTTGCGAACCGTACTCATTGGCGCCGTGAACCTCAGTTGCTGCAATGGTTTGCGAGCGGTCAGGGATGATGCTTTCCGTGTAGAGATCGTCGACCCGTTGCGCCAATTGCTCGGTCGTCTCACCCGCCTGCACTCCTGCTGTCAGATGAGCTTGCAGGAATGCCAGTGTGGTCGAGTAGATTTGCTTCACCTTCTCACCTGCCAATTGTAACAGATGGACGAGCACATCGGGCGCGTGCAGGTTTAGACTGAGGTTGAACAGTTTTTGTTCGTAGGGCGCATCGCCAAACTTCAAGTTCTTGAGCACGCTATCGCCAAAGTCTTCACCTACATCCTGGTAGATACCCACTATCAGGCTTTTCAGTGTGCCTTGCTGCTCTAAGACGATGAGCGCATGCTCGACATTGCTGGATGCATCGGAGACGTCGCCACGTGAGAGAGCCGCTGCAATCGTTTTGTGCTCATCTCGGAAATAGTCCTGCAATCTGGCCCCGATGATCTTCTCCCATTTGGCCCGCCTGCTCTCAACCGTCTTGAAGTACGCGGCTTTCTCAGCATCGGTGCGCAGGTCTAAGATTTTCACTAAAGGGACAGGAAACGGAAGTATCTTTGCAGGTGGCGCATTATCACTGCCTGCTTGGTTATCTACGTTATCCACCGAGTTATCCCCACTGTTATCCACAGGCGTCACGGTGACATGCCCAGGAGGTAGCAACTGAGGCGGCGGTGGATTGATGGTCTTACCGCTCATGGCGGCGATGTAGTCGTCCAGATCATCGACATGGACCGGCACCTGATTGATAATCACAAAGTCCTTGACGGGCAGCCGTTGCTTGCCCTGGATTTCCCTGGCCTCGTGGAAGGTGATGGTGCTGGCCGCGAACTCTGCGGTTGCGCGATCTGAGTCAGCAGCCTTAGCCGCTTTGAGCTGATCGGCTATCGTCTCCACATCATTGGAATCATAGCCAAGATAGCCACCACCATAGCGCGGCGTGAGCCACATGTTCAGACTCGCTTCGAACATGTCCAGGAGCGGAAATTCGATGTCCGTATAGAGGAAGCGTTTGGCTTCCTCTAAGTTGTTGAATGTTGTATCAGCCAAGCCGAGCAGAGGCAAAGGGAAATTAAAGAAAATCCTGGCTATATCGCGCACGCCTTTCGTGTCGCTTTCAATCCAATCCAACTCCATCGGACTCATACTCATCGATTGCCATTTCACGCCACCATGCAGGATGGCCGTCTCACCAGCGTTACGCGGGCCAGCGAACTTCTTGCGTATCTCCTCTTTGAGTCCCTTGTATTCCGTGTCGCCGAGCAGTGCATCCGTGACCCACGCACCGCCTGGACGCGCCATATTAGAGAGCAAGCCCAGGTTCCACTTTTGCCCTGCTTTCTGGATATCAACCTTCATGGCTGCCGCTTCTACCGGACTCATGCCGTACACGTCGTCATTGCCTGCAAAGAGTTTGTTATGCATCACAAATGGGTCTGCATACCTGCGTGGCGGTGAAAAGTTGCCGAACTCGTAGTAGAGCGGGCCATTCTCGTCGAGCTTGATCTTCGTGAGATCGGGCCGCAGATTGTATAGCTCGTCAAAGGTACTACCAGGTGATTGGCGGGCATTGATGCCAAGAATGTAACTGTTACCCGTTAAGCAGTAGTACGCGATCATAGCTTCTCTGAACTGTGAGCCGGAGGTCTTAGGCGCGGGGGTATCCCAAAGGGTCATTAAGTCAGAATTAGCAATCTCTTTCTGCTTGGTCTTATCGGTATAGTGCTTCCACTTGATGCCAGCTCCGGCGCGTGCTATAGCTTGCACAACGACAAAAACGGTATCATTGCCTCTATACCCCTCCTGGATGTAGGCACGCATATTCCTTGGCATAGTAGCGGGTGTGGCAACGCCCTGGTTCGCAACGACGACGGCGATGTTCGGGTCGGCCTTTCCGTTGTATTGCCTCTGAGGGCGATTGCGCCGTCTACTCATGTGCTCCCCTCCTTCAGCATAGGATAGAGGGCTTGTACCAATTTACATGCCTCATCAGGATGATATAGGGGAGATACATATAAGCCGCATTTCGGGCATTGGATTCTGATAGGCTTGCGGCGTCTACTCATGTGCTATACTACCTCCGTGATGCAGAGGACTTGCTCGGTGTAGCGATACGGTGCGGGCAAGACCGTCCAGATGAGTATGGTAAGACGGGCGGGCAAGACATAAAACGAGGCGTCGCTCACTACACGCCTATCTGCATCACACCCAAATCTTCTCATACATCACCCCTTTCCGTTCTCTGGCGTCACGATTGGCGTGGCTGTCGGTATCTTCGTTGGTGTGACTCGTGTTGACGTAGCGGTTGGTGTGACGGTTGGTGTCGGGTTCGAGTGCGATGGTCGCGAAGCGTAGAGGACACCGACAACCAGCAGTACCAGGAGCACAAGCAGCACCAGGACGATGAGAGCGCGTCTTTTCATTCCGCCCTCCCTAGTTGCCTTTGTACTTCCCTATGTCGAGATAAGCGATCTGATAAATCCTGCTCGCTTATCCCTAAATCTCTTGCAGCTCGCCCCGAAGTTATGCAATATATACAGGTGACTTGCATATATTTGGGAGAACCCAAGCCTATATCTACCTGTATATCAAGTGTTGGAGGTGGGAGAATACCGCTACCATAGAAAGGGTAATCAAGTTGGATTTCTATTGCTTCTTTACCATGTCCTCTATCGAATACTCCAATATATCTTGATATGTTCATTCTATCCATCCTCCATTGAGTTCAACCCACTCGAACGGGTTCACTTGCGGCCCACGCCTGAACAGGTCTGCCAATTGCACTTTGGCCTCTTCCTCGGCTGCCTGGCGTTGTTCTTCGGTGATAGCCTCGGCAACTTTCAACTGCTCAATGCTGAGTGTCGTGTCAAGTGCCTCTTCGTCATCGCTTGCCAGGTCAAGCAGGCCTGGTCTGCCATACGTCGAAATCACAAAGGCCATCATCGCATGGCAATCGGGGTATTCATCGTGTGGCGCTTTGGGGAAGCTAAACAACTCTTTCTCTGCTTCCTCAATACCTTCCATGTTCTTGTTGTGATACACCTTGCCATTGGAATAGAGGATGGAGCCAGTGGTGGAACGGGTGATCTTATCGGTCTGGGGTTGGAATGGCTTGATAGGAAGCCCCAAGCTAATGAGATATTGTATCATTGCCAACTGATAGCCAACTTTCTCAACGGCTATGATGCTATGCAGGAAGCGTTGAAAGATGAGCGGTATCTGTTGTTGCTGTTCAGGGAAGTCCAGGTGTTCGTGCAGGGCATGGAGAAGCAAAGCATCCTTGTATGGTGTGATGGCCCACGTCTCCATGAGGAAGAAGTCAGCCGTGTTCTTGGTAGAGACGGCCAGGTCAATCACCGCTAAGTTCCAACAGTCGGCAATCGGGACGGTCACTCTCCCACGAGGCGTTTCGAGGATGTACGAGCCAGTCACGTGGTCCACAGTGAACCAACGTCGGTCCTTCTCCTTGTAGATATAGCCACCAGTAGGAATCGGGCTTTGCTGATATTGTGCTGAGTAGTGCAGCGGACCTAGTTCTCTCTTGAGTTTGTCTAGCACTTCCCGCGGGAATTTCTCCGGCCATAACAACTCTCCTTCTACGGTGCGTTTATCGTACTTGCCGTCAGGGTAAATGTCAGTGAGCGGCGTTTTGCTTTCCCTGGATGGCTCATACTCTTCTGGCAAGTTGATATGTTCCCATCCACCGAGTTTCAAGACGTGGCCTATCAAGTCCTCTTCATGCAATCTCTGGCCAACGATAATCATGGAGCCGTTTTCCTGATCGTTGAGCCTGCTCATCCAGGTTTTAGCGAACCATTCCTTTGTTGCCTCAATGTCAGCAAGGCCAGCCATCGCGTTATTGGGGTCATCTATCAACAAATGCGTACCTCGCTTCCCTGTGCCTGATGCCCTCACCGCTATCGCTATCGAGTAGCCGCGTTTATCATTCTCGAAGTAGCCCTTGACGTTCTGACTAGATGAGAGCACAAAGAGCGGGCCGTACCACTCTTGAAACCAACTTGACTCAATCAGATCGCGACGGTTCTTGTTGTCGCGTACTGCCAGGTCAAGAGAGTGAGAGGCACATAACCACCTGCTATAAGGGTCGTTAATCCAACACCAGACGGGGAACAAGACTGACACGAACGAAGACTTTGCGTGACCAGGTGCGATAGTGATGGCCAGGCGTTTGATGCGCTGCTCGAAGACGGCTTGTAAATGGTCACAGATGACATCGAGGTGCCAGTTCCAGATGAGGTCGGTGCCAGGCTCAAGCACAGGCCAGGCGTGACGTGCAAAGAAGCGGAACTTCTCACGGCCACGTTCGCGTATCTCCTTCTTCAGTTTTTGCGGGTGTAACAGGGCGTTACTCCCTGTTCGTTGCGGTGCGATTGCTGATTCTCTCAAGCGTTTCTACTTCCTCATCGGTCAGTGATTGCAAGGCAGGGTCGCGTTGCACCTGCATATGGTTGGTCACATCGAGTTGTTGCTTCTCACGGTATTCAGGCATCAAGGCTTTGGCATGGAAGATGAGCAAGGTATCGCTATACTTGCGAACAACGTCAATAAGCATCCCCTGTTGGAACACTCGTTCCTCAACGCCATCATGCCCACGTCGATAGATTTCAGCACGGAGCACGTCTTTCGCGTCTTCCTTCGCCTGATTAAAGGCAAAGAAAAAGTCTTCATCGTGTTCTAACCAGATGTAGACCATTTGACGAGAGACGCCAGCAGCGCGAGCGGCAAGCAGGACATTTGCCTGCTCAGCATAGGCTTCAAGAAAGAGGCGCTGCTTTTGCTTCTTACTCAGGTGCTTTTTTTGTACTGTCAAGTTATTATCAAGTCGTTCATCTCTCACAGCAATTTTCCTCCCTCTGGAAACTCCCAAGGGAATTTATCATGCTTGCTCCGATTGCATGGTGGACAGGTTAAGACGAGATAACTGATATCATTCGCAGGAATATCAGTACCTACAACACGGCTAATAGGGAAAGTATGATCAATGTGATAGATGTATTTGCTCTTATGCTTCTCAAATTTGATAGAGCAATAGTAACAGCGATGTTTTTGACGCTTCAGCAAGTCCTGGATTTGTTGAGCAGTAAAGGAGCCTTTAATAGCCTTTTTACGAACTTCACGATTATGGGCATGAACCAAAAACGGCGTGGGATCATCGTGATAGCGTGCTTTCACATATGCTATGTGTCGTTTCCGCACCTCTGGTTTATGATAATGAACTTTATGATAGGCTTGTTTTTGTTCTTTAGCCTCTGGACGAGCACGATAGATTCCCGCTGCTTTATTAAGACAGACCTTACACTTCGCCTGTAGTCCATACTTTCCCTCTTTGTTATGGCTAAAGGATTCTGTTGTTGTAGGTAAGACATTCTTGCAGGCTGTACAACGTCTGTACCCTTCTGGCACATCACGAGGTTTAGTCCGACATAGCTTACATCTAGCCAATAAGCCATCCTTGGTATGTTTATCACGGTGGAAGAATTCAGGAGTAGAAGGGAAAACTTGGCGACATTTCGTACATGGTTTGCAGGGCGTGTTGTCTTGAGGTATAGTATCCAAGGTGCATCTCCTAATCAGATGTACAGCCCTGGGTGTATCCAGCACCGCGAGGGCATCAATATTTATAGCCTCATTATAGCATGGATCGGCTTGTAGAGCAAGTTTACTCATGGCTTCACCGCCGGTATCTGCTGCGTGATGGGCGCGGCTTTGGGAACGGGTGGAATGAGTTTGCGGTCGAGGAATCGCATATGCAATACAGCACCTGCAAAGACACAGAAGAGCGCAACACCGACGCCGAAACCTGTGAGGATGATGGCTGTACTCACTTCAATCATGCCTCATCCTCGGCAATCATGCGCTCGATGGTCGCCACAAACTCGGTATAGCTCATCGTGTTGACATCGACGCGCTCTTGTGAACGCAGCACATGGTACAGGATTTGGTAGATGTTGCGCCGGATGCGCTGGTCAAACGTTTGTGGCGGCGGAAACTTGATGGGTTCGTTTGTGCTTCGGCGCATGGGAATAGGTTTATCAGTCGTATGTCACCTCACAATGGCTGCAATACAATTGGATGCTTTTCACGAATGAGCGCATCAATCGTGAAGCTCCATGTCAAGCGCAATTCAGGATACGCCGTATAAAAGGCTTCGGACTGTTGAATAAGCACATCACCTATGGTCTTACGAAACGAGTCTAACGCTTTCTGTTGTTCTTTCGTCAGGTCTTCCCAATCTCCACTCATGGTGCTATTCCTCTATCTTCTATCTCATTTAGGAAATGCGTTAAGCCTAGTATTTCAGCAATGTGCCATAGCGCCCACTGCTTATGATGTACTCCATCCGTTTGCAATCCAAGCAAGAGCGTATCAGCTATTTGAGCATCCTCAGAAGAACGCTTCAAGCCTACTTTATGCACTGCCAGCGTGATTTGATCTTCTGTCTTCAATCGTTCCCTCCTATGTTGGTGTGAGATTGAGCCACACGCTAAAGGCGATGGCCCACACAAGCAAGATGAGACCGGCAATCTGCCAGGCGCGACGCTCGAATGTGCTCATGATGCCTCCAATACAGGCTTATACGGTATGAGAGCTTCACAACTTTCCCATATCTTCAGATGCCAACCAATCTCATCTAACACAATGCAGAAAAGATAGAGACCTATGGAGATATCTTTATGTTCTGCTGTATTCATGCCTCTCTCTCCTCTATTGCTCGCATCATCGCATTTGGATGCAAATATACACCACCTTGCTTCATTTGAGCATTGCTTATTGCTATAGCAGCCTGTTTCATATACTCATCTATGATAGGCAAAATATGAGCAACCTCATCCCGATCTGATTGCTTCTCTCGCTCTGATAATTCAGCATAAGGAGTGGCTATTTGTCTTTTCCAGCTTTGCACCAATTCACGTGGAATAATAGCATCTCCCTTTTCTGTAAAGGGGCATCTGGAAAAGAGATAATCCATCCAATGCGCCCAACTCACATGTTCTTTCTCTGATAATTGCTCGATCAGTTCTTCTCTGCTCATGATGCCTCCTGTGGTGTGCAGGCCATATGCTCAGTGAGAAAGGCGATGAAGCGTTCAATCTCCGTCTCACTAAAGAAGATCGTCGAGAACTCTAAGCCACACCAGCACTCTAAGCGGAACTTGGATGTGTGGTACAGCGGATAGTGCGTCGTGAAGTGGCGCATGATTGGCGAGTCTGTTGTGCTGGTAAGCGGGATAGGATACATACTCACGCTTCACCTCGTCTGGTGCGTTTCAAGAGCAGCAAGCCAACAACGATATACAAAACGACGATCACGGTGGCAATGCCGAGAATGAGAAAGAGCATCTGCCACAGGTAGAACAAGACTTGCGCATACAGGAGATACCCGACCATTCCCGTATACCTGAGCAATTCAACCATTGTAACACCGCTTGCTTATCTATTCGTCTCTTTCACTGGTTCATCATACATGCGCTTTTCGTCTGCTCGATCAGCTAAACGCTCGAGAAGGATATCGCCTCTGTCTGCTACTTCATAGGTAGCAGAACAACAATAGGATTTGATGTTACTCTCTCCAGATGGCGGCACATAAATCGAGACGGTTTCTCCGCACTTCTCACAAATGAAGATAGCGTATCGTTTCACAAGAAAATCAATAATCATATATGCCCCATAACACCGCTTGCTTGCTATACTAAAACCTCTTTTGTACGGTAGAGTCTCAATAAATAGGGTTACCAAACGTCCCTATTGTCAAACTGTTTAAAGCTCTGCCACATGATACATACCAACAAAAAACGCCACCTAGATTTCACTAGATAGCGTTTGCTGCTCCGAAGAGTGCGATCAACACTTGAAGCCCCTACAGTTCAGGTATAGAGACTTGCCATCCCTCTATACCCTACACCTGTAGAGGGGCTGTGCAGGAGTGGCACCTCCCACATAGCCGAATACTAAAAAAGGTTGTCTGCTATGCTGTTTTCTTGCG